AGGTCTTCTACTTTAATGTTTCTTGTAGAAATACAGTTCTTAATTACGGTTTTGATTGCTGTAGTAATCTGAGTATTATCTTCGCTCTCTAAGGCAAGTACTAAAAGTTTTTCTTCTCTTACAAGGAAAGGTCTATACTTAATCTTTTGTTTGGTCGAAGGTAATTCCAACTCATATGTCGGTGTTGAAATCTTAGGTAAGGGCATAATGTTTTAGTCAGTCAGTCGGTATATTTATTAGGTAATGATTGTCCTAAATGCATCAGCCACTATAGGCGGTTTAGGAGTGTCTCTTCCTTAATTAAGTTGAGCATCTATTTCAGCGGCTGCTGCGAATTGTTCTGTTAAAGATGCTGCTGTAAATTGATTTCTTACACTAGTACGAGCATCGGTATTAGCACTAGAAATATTAGTATCTACAACGTGTCTAATGTATGAGAACTGAACATTAACTCTTAGAATATCACTTGGACCATAACTTACAGCAGACTTCTGCATTGCTTTAGGGAAAGCACCAACATAAGTATAGTAAAGAGCAGGTCCTGCTATATCTTTTTCAAACTTAGTCATATAGATATTAGATTTATATCCACCACCAATACGACTATTAGAAGATTTAGGATAAGTCATCCTATAGATAGCAGCTTCTCTTTTATATGAATCTGTAGTTCCTGTAACACCTTGACCTACAATATAATCCATCCAGGTTTCAAAAAACCTAATCGTATTATAGTTTCTATCAACATAAAATTGAACATCAAAAGTATCATCATAGATTCTACGATAAGCAAATTGTTCTCTTGCTCCGTAGTAATCACCCACCTGATCGTGAGTTGCTAATGAACTACCGGGAATAGATGCTTCACTACAAAGAAGTTCAACATTCTTTCCGTCAGTATTATATGTAAACCCTCTGGCTTTCAGAAAATTTAATACATCTCTAGGTGGTTGTAAACTTATAGCATAAGAAGAAGTTTGAGCAAGGTTCATCACCCTACTCTTCAAATCAGATGTTCTAATTCCCTTTGGACGTGGGCCAGCCATCTATAAATAGACTCGATTACTATACTATGTAGTAGGGAAGTGGGAGAAAGTATAAAGTCGATATACAAACCATCTAATCCTGAGAAGTATCAGGGCAATGCTAATAATATTATTTGTAGAAGTTCTTGGGAACGTCGCTTCTGCAACTGGTGTGATAACAATCCTAACATATTAAAGTGGGCATCAGAAGAGTTTAGTATCCCATATGTTTCTCCTATTGATAATAGAATTCATCGCTACTATCCAGACTATCTGATTGAAGTTAAAGAAGTTGGCGGTAAGACTAAAAAATATGTGGTTGAAGTTAAACCAAAGAAACAAACACAACCACCTAAGAAAGGCGAACGTGTCACTAAATCATTCATCTATGAAACCAAAACTTATGCTGTGAATCAAGCAAAGTGGAAAGCAGCAACCGAGTTCTGTATAGATAATGGTGTTGAGTTTAAGATTATCACTGAAGACGAACTAGGTATCAAACCTTATGGATCAAGAACAAGAAGAGTATCTAGAAAGCGAAACAAATAGACTTGAATATGTTCGTGATGATATTATAAATCAAGGTGAACCTGATGATATGATGTTTGAATTGTTACAGGTTTTGACTGAAGAAGTATTAGTTCCTGAGGTTGGAAGATACTATACATTCATATATCAACCTAAGACATCAAGGATTAGATATGATGAACATCCATTGATTGCTTGTGTTGGTATCTTTAGATGGGGTATTAGAGGTATTAACTATCACTGGGGAACATTTAGAAACTACTCTTGGGAAGAAGTGATTGGAAGGTTTCATGTCGTATATCCACTTGAACTTAATGATGCTAGAGCAATCCCGTATCAGAAGTTTGAAACTTCTAGATAAATAAAAATAAAAAAAGGATATGGCATTACCAGGAGGTTGGGCACAATCTAAAGACGAAGATGAATATGAAGCGAGATTGTCTAATCAAACTTTTATAGATAAAGATGGCAAAAAAGGAAAGTCAACATTACTAGTAGTAACAAATAAACGTAGTGGTGATTTTAAGGTATATGAAAATAATACAGACACTAACAATCTAATATATGAAAACGTAACAGATCCAGGAAGTAGCGGACAACGGTTAGCAATAAAAAATAGTGAGAGATATGCTGATTTCTTTACAAGAGATACCGCATCCGCAATAAGAAATACTAATATTCAGAAGGATGTTAAAGCAAAAACCATAGTGATTGCTAAGGAGACCGCAGAGAATCAATCTGATAAGGAAGCATTAGCAGAACTATTAGAACAACCAAGATACAAATCTACTGTAGGTGCTGCTAACTCTGCAGCAGTGACTACCCCTGTAGACCCACCTGTTGAAGGTGCAGATGTAGTATTAGGAGGTATTACCGATGCTGCAACCACAGATGGTAGAATAGATGCCAATGATGGACTGTCTAGTACTCCTTTAACTGCAAATAATTTTAAAGATATTGTTAATGCAAAACCATTAAAATATGGTCCAAAGGATCAACAGTTAATTTATCCTGAATATATTCCTGATGGATTAAGCTATGATCACATACAGTTTTCTGCATATGAATATGTGCCTGCTGGTCTAGGTCTAAACCCCACTGCTGCTGAGGACAGATATGCAGCAGCAGAAAAAGTATCAGGTACAGTTATATTACCAATGCAACCCAACTTCTCAGAGTCAAACTCTGTAGATTGGGGTGGTGATATGCTGAATGCTATTCAGTCTACGTTAGGAGGTGCCGCTGGTGGTGCTATCGAAGGAATAGGAGGTTTTAGCGGTCAAGATTTGCAAGCAGTAGTAAGCAATTTCTTTCAAGACGCTGGTACGATAATATCTGATGACAAATTCGGTCCATTTGTTGCTGCATATTTTGCAGGTCAAGCAGTTAAGGCAAATATTGTAGGCAGAACTAGAGGTGCTGTTATCAATCCAAACCTTGAACTACTTTTCAATGGACCTAAGTTGAGAACATTCAACTTTAGTTTTAAACTAACACCAAGAAGTGCGAAGGAAGCAAAAATTATTAGAAAGATTATTAAGTTCTTTAAAATAAATATGGCAGCACAAAGGTCTAGTTCAAATCTATTTTTGCTAAGTCCAAACATATTTAAACTTAAATACATTAGTGGGTTTGATGGAAAACAAAACCCATATATGAACAAGATTAAACCTTGTGCTTTATCATCCTTCAATGTGAACTATACACCTGATGGTTCATACATGACTTACAATGATCCAAAGGATCCTTCAATGACTTCTTATGATATTGGTCTATCATTCTCAGAGATTGAACCAATATATGCTGACGATATCGACAACGCTAACGACATGAGTTATTAAAATGCCTAATCCTTACTTCCAGTATCTTCCAAACTTTGATTACGTCAGCAGGATTCCTGGTGCTAAGAATATTAATGACTATGTTCAAGTCAAAAATATTTTTAAAAGATTTAAAATAAAATCAGAAATAGTTAATGATCTTGCATACTTTACTAAGTATAAGATTATTGGTGACGAAAGACCAGATCAAATTGCCTATACTTATTATAACAATCCATATTATGATTGGGTTGTTCTATTATCAAATAATGTTATTAATGTAGCAACAGAATGGCCATTGTCTCAAGATTCATTCTACAACTATATGATAGACAAGTATGATACTGAATCAAATTTTGCAGAAGTACATCACTATGAAACGATAAAAGTACTGACTAATAGTAATAGAGTTATAGTTCCTGCAGGTCTTGAAGTGCCATCTGACTATAGTATAACGTATTATGATAGAAGCATTCCAGGTATGGTTACCAAAGGAAGAATCACTCAAGGGATTACTAATCAACAATACGAAGACAAGATTCAAGATAATATAAGAAATATCTTTTTAATTAAACCTCAATATATTACTACTATCCTAGATCAAATTGAAGATGCTATGCGATATAGTTCTGGGTCTTCACAATATATTGACGATAACTTAGTTAAGGGTGAAAATATTAGAATCTATAATTAGAAAAAAGTAATAGGGTCAAAAAATTGCTGGAGATTTTTTCCGACCTTTTTTGAAACTAAAAGTTGATTTTCGCACAAAAAAAAGA